TATGGATATACGCATGAAGATGGGTATGCTTAAGTTAGTAAATGAAGAACAGTATCTAACCGATATTGGTTGCAAAGTATCGGATGAGATCTTTGTATTGTTGATGGACGATCTAACAAATGTTAGCAAAGGAGTATGAGATGCAAAGTTTAAAGTACCAATCAAGAGTAATACCACTACGCAGTTGTGCCGACCCTAAATTCAAATGGGTAGCATCTGCGGCTACGGACGTACGCAAAACATTTCGTAAGGCAAGATTGCTCATTCGACTAACGAAAGGGTCAGCTTATGAAAGCCGTACTTGAGTTCAACTACCCCGATGATGAGCATGCCCTTAAGTATGCGGTGAAAGGTGAAGAGTATTACAAGGCGTTGGTTAGCATTGATGAAGTGGTAGCCAACCCTCTACAGTTTGGGGATCGAGCCGACATGCTAGATAGGATTAAATTTATTTTAGATGGAGTGCTAGACGAATGAAACGAATTATGACCGAGAGGTTTGCGATAGTGGGCAAGAATAAAAAGTATCTCAAACCTTTTATTGATGACACACCTTACCTCTTGTTCAGAACAAAGAAGGATGCGGAGATGTGTATGGTGATGGAGTGCCCCAGTAGCTATACCATTATTAAAGTAAGAGTAACAATCGAACCAGTGAGAGCGATATGACAACAGGAATTGAAAATTTAAAGCTAGAACAAAAAAGAAAAGGGCGAGGGTTGGGTAAGAAGCCCGCGCTTTTTTGCACGAGCTTGCGTCTACCAAAGGATGTGATGGATTATTTCAACACTAACTTTGCGTATACAAAGCAAGCCAAAATGAGAGAAATTCTTACCGAGTACGTTAACAACCAAAAAGGAAACAACCATGATGAAAAGAGCATCTAAGACAAAGCAAATCCTTGCTTACATAGCCAAGAACCCTAACGCTAAACCTAAAGAAATAGGGCTGGCATTAAACATTCCAAATGCTTACGTATCCACAGTAATGTGGAACGCCAAGCGCCAAGCAAAGGTGGTTGGTAAAGCCAAGGAAGAGCACCGCAAAATTATCAACGATACATTGGAGAAGTGGAAGACCATTGCGATAGGTACTTCAGATAAACCATTGGAAGATACTGTAACAAACGTATCCGACATTACCTATGCGATCACAATGGGTAGAGCAAAGGAACGTATAGAGAGCAGTCAAGACTATAGTATCCCAACCAACGACCCAGTCAATCACCCTAGCCATTACAAAGTAGGTGGAATTGAAACGATCGACTTCATTGAAGCCAAGAAGTTAAACTACAACCTCGGTAATGTAGTGAAGTATCTTACACGTGCCGACCACAAAGGTAACCGACTGCAAGACTTACGTAAAGCACAATGGTATCTTGAGCGTGAGATTTGGAATGTCGAGAACAAAAGAAAAACAACCTGACATCTAACATTTGTTAGAAACTAGGGAAACCACTAGCCACCTTCGGGTGGCTTTTTTTCGTCTGTACTATTGACTTTGTCAAATGTTGAGTTTATAATAAAAGCTCAAAAACATTTTGGAGTCGTCAGATGGAACATTGCCCACAGTGCAAACAAAAGATTAGAAAGATGAACCCACACCACATGTGCAAAAATAAAGTTGCCATGCTGGAGATGCTCGGGAGAGCAAACGATTGGGTATTCGTAGAAGCTGGAAGAGGGGCGGTTATCAATGGACAAACTAGCCGAGCCCCTTATAGAGCGCAAGCTCATTGTAGCGTACTGGTATGGTTTGGTTTAGCCGAGCATGGCGAGCGCAGATCAGGCATGTACCGCATCACAGAAAACGGCATCAAGTTTCTCAAAGGCGAACACCAAGTACCAAAGATCATATGGAGTAGAGAAGGCGCTATTGTTGATCGTGATACCACTATGGTAGCAATCGGTAGCGTTAAGAACATAGTGCTCGACAAAGAGTACTGGGACAACTACCCCGCATATCAGAGGTCTTATGTCGCAAACGCCTGAAGCCAAAGTCAAAGCAAAGATCAAAGCGATCTTAAAAGAACATAACATCTATTACGCTATGCCTATGGGTACAGGCTACGGCAATAGCGGTGTACCTGACTTTCTTTGTTGCGTGCATGGATACTTCATAGCGATTGAAGCCAAGGCGGGTAAGGGTACAACTACTGCGCTACAAGAAAAAAATCTAACAAATGTTAGGAACTCGGGTGGTGTAGCTTTGGTCATCAACGAAACAAACCTAGCTGATATTGAAGCACACATTGAAATGGTGAAGAGACTATGAACATCATCACGATCGACTTCGAGACTTTTTATTCTCGGGAGTTCAGCCTAACAAAAGTTACCACAGAGGAATACATTCGTAGCCCGCAGTTTGAAACCATTGGGGTCTCGGTGCAAGTCAACGATGGCGAGCCCGTTTGGTATAGCGATAATTCGGAAGGCATGCACCAGTTCCTGACACAGTTTGACTGGGGGAATTCCCTAGCCCTTGCGCACAACGCTCCGTTTGATGGTGCAATTTTAAACTGGGTCTACGGACTCAGCCCCAAAGGTTGGCTTGATACGCTATCTATGGGCAGAGCTTTGCATGGTACTGAAGTAGGCGGTAGCTTGAAGGTGCTGGCAAATCATTACGGCCTCGGTGAGAAGGGCACAGAAGTTGAGAATGCGTTGGGTTTGAGACGTACTGACTTCAGCCCCGAACAGTTAGCCCGCTATGGTGAATACTGTAAGAACGATGTGGCACTTACGTATGCTTTGTTCAATGCAATGGCGACAGGATTCCCGCCGATTGAGTTGCGATTGATTGACTTGACGGTCAAGATGTTTACCGAGCCAGTATTGCAGTTGGATAAATTTGTACTAACTGAGCACTTGGAAGTTATAAAACTTACAAAAGCACAAGCCTTGGGTGCATACGACAAACACGACTTAATGAGCAATCAAAAGTTTGCACAAGTATTGAGTGCATTCGGTATTGCCCCTCCGATGAAAGTCAGCCCCGCCAACGGCAAACAAACCTTTGCGTTCTCTAAAACCGATGAAGAGTTTAAAGCGTTACTCGATCATCCTCTCCCTCAAGTAGCGGCGCTAGTGGCGGCAAGATTAGGTGTTAAGTCTACGATCGAAGAGACAAGGACTGAGCGGTTCATTGGTATTGCCGAGCGTGGTGCTCTTCCCGTACCCCTAAGATATTACGCAGCCCACACAGGACGATGGGGCGGTGACGATAAACTCAACTTGCAGAACCTACCAAGGAACTCGGCATTGAAGGGCGCCATCATTGCCCCGGATGGATACATGATGATCGATTCAGATTCATCGCAAATTGAAGCCCGTACGCTAGCATGGCTTGCGGAACAGAATGATTTAGTGGAGGCATTTGATCGTGGCGAAGACGTATACAAAATTATGGCATCAGCAATTTATAGAAAGGATGTGGACGAAATCACGAAAGAAGAAAGGTTTGTCGGAAAGACTACGATTTTGGGTTCAGGCTACGGCATGGGCTCGGCGAAGTTTCAGCTCCAACTTAAAAATTTTGGTGTTGAAATCACGATTGAACAAGCAAAATACATTATTGATACGTACCGAAGTACTTATCCGAAGATTAGCGAATTGTGGAAGTCAGCGGGCTCAGCCCTCAAAGCGATACTTCAAAACCAACAGACGACGTTGGGACGCAACGAAATTCTAAAGATCGAAGGCGAGGACGGCATCCTATTACCCAATGGCTTGTACCTACGTTATCCCAACTTACGCATCGTAGAGAACGAGGAAGGGAAATCAGAGCTGGTGTACGACACCAAGCGGGGCAAAGCCATCATACCCACACGCATCTATGGCGGTAAGGTAATTGAGAATGTATGTCAGGCATTGGCTAGAATTGTGATTGGTGAGCAGATGCTCATGGTTGCAAAGAAGTACCGAGTCGTAATGACTGTGCATGATGCGATTGCTTGTATTGTGCCGGTTGAACAAGTTGAAAGTGCTAAAGAGTACGTCGAGATGTGTATGCGAACCCGCCCGGATTGGGGGATGGATTTACCTTTGAACTGTGAAGCCGGATACGGCGCTAGCTATGGAGACTGCTAATGAATACGTTCCTAAATATACTTACATGGTTTTTAATTTTTTCCGGTACGCTTGCCGTTGGGATTAGCGTATGGTTTGTTGTTTGGTTAATAAAGGAAACTTGGTATGAGTGAGAAAATTGTTAAACTAAAACGTGTGCGTAATAAAAGAATAACTGTTGAAGTTAAAAATGATATTGAGAAAATCAGAGACAGGATCAAAGCTGATACAGGTGTGACCATGACCTATGTACAGACATTTGATTTCCTGATTGACTTCTATAGGAAACATTCTATTCAACCTAAAACACAATGGGTGGCATTGAAATGACTGATGAAGAAATCATAGCAAAGATACAGACTAATCAATGGTGGCCTTTTGATCGTGTCGATCCCAAGATACTGCAAGAGGCTATGAAAAGAGAGAAGCAAGAAACATTTGATGGGTATGAGGAGTCACCGATATGACAGAAGAAGACGAGGAATTCAAACGCATCGAGAGAGAATCAGGATGGCGCAAGAGACAGATACAAACAAGTATCTTTGAAGACGATGACGATATACAAGACTATAAAAAGCCTTGGGTGGGTTTGACAAATTCAGAAATAGAACATCTAAGCCAAAAATGGAGAATCATTTACGGTAATTGGGTAATTGAATTTGTTGAAGAAGTAGAAACAATGCTTAAGAGTAAAAACGCATGATTAAATACGACGGATACGATGAAGCTATCATTGGGCCAGCACACATTTGGCGTGGTAATACTGTAGTAGGTGTATTGGTTTATGACGCAGAAAAGATACGTAACATTCTAATGACCCGTGATAATATGTCTGCCGAAGAAGCGCGGGAATTTATTGAGTTCAACATTGAGGGCGGCTATTTGGGTGAGGAAACACCTGTATTAGTTTGGCCTGATGATTTATGGGATGAATAGTTTATGAGTATCGTTTGGTCATTCAGTAGCCTGAAAACATTTCAGCAGTGCCCTAAGAAGTACTATCACACAAAGATTGCAAAGGACATTGTCGAACCCGACACACAGGCAACACTGTATGGCAAGTCAGCGCACACAGTAGCGGAAGAATATATCCGTGACGGAGTGCCAATCCCCGAGCAGTTTGAATACATGAAGGACACATTGGATGTCCTCAACAGAATTGAAGGAGACAAGCTATGCGAAGTAAAACTTGGGTTGACGAAAACCTTAGAGTCATGCGATTTCGATGCTCCGAATGTGTGGTGGCATGGGGTGGCGGACTTAGTGATTACCAACAAGACTACAGGGATAGCGTATTCGGTCGATTACAAGACAAGCAAGAGTGCGAGATATGCGGATGTGAAACAACTGGACCTAGTAGCTTGTGGACTATTCGCGAAGTTTCCGTATATCAAGAGAGTCCGCTCCGCATTGCTGTTCGTAGTGAGTAAAGAGTTTGTCAAAGCTGAGCATCATGCCGAAATGATGGAAAAATATATGGAATCCCCTACCCAAGATGTTGCAAGAATTGAAGCGGCGTTGGAAAATGGAGTATGGAATCCGGTCAGCGGACCTTTATGTAAGTTCTGCTCAGTAAGAGAATGTGAATACAACAGGAGTTAATATGCCCTACGTCAACAAACCCAGACCCTATAAAAAAGAATACCAGCAACAACTTGCACGTGGCGAAGCCGACGAACGCTTAGAGCGTCAGCGTGCTAGAGAAGCCATAGACAAGAAGAACCCAGATAAAAACAAGAACGGTAAAGCCGACATCAGAGAAGGCAAAGATGTTGCGCACCGAGTGGCTCTATCCAAGGGTGGCTCTAATAAGAATGGTGTGCGGATTGAACCGCCATCAGTCAACCGATCATTCAAACGTGGTTCAAACCATAAAGTCGTATCAGAAACAAGTACAAGAGAACGTAAGAAAAAATGAACCTATCAGAGTATACGTGGCCTCGTCCCCCGGGGTTCACACCATTCGAACATCAGAAGACAACCGCAGAGTTTTTGACAGGGAATCCAAAAGCTTTCTGCTTTAATGAGCAAGGTACAGGTAAGACGGCATCCGTTATTTGGGCGGTTGATTACTTGATGACCATTGGATTAGTAAAACGTGTATTAGTGATCTGCCCTTTGTCGATTATGAAGTCGGCTTGGCAAAACGATTTGTTTAAGTTTGCAATCCACAGAACCGTTGCAGTTGCGCACGGAGCTGCAAGTAAACGTAAAGAGATTGTTAACAACGGCTCAGAGTTCGTCATCATTAACTTTGATGGTGTCGGCATTGTAAAGAAAGAAATCATTGCGGGTGGATTTGATCTCATCGTAGTGGACGAGGCTTCAGCATATAAGAATGTGCAGACCGAGCGTTGGAAAGACTTACGTGATTTGACCAAGACCATCAAAGGTCTATGGATGTTAACGGGTACGCCCGCCGCCCAGTCACCTGTGGATGCTTACGGATTAGCAAAGCTGATTAACCCGAGTGGTGTAACTCCTTTCTTTAGTCAGTTCAAAGACCTAGTGATGGCGCAAGTTGGAGCGTTTCGTTGGATACCTAAACCCAACTCACAAATGATTGTGCATAAAGCATTGCAACCCGCCATCAGGTTTGAGAAAGCCGACTGCCTTGATTTGCCTCCGATTACATTTGTTGAGCGAGATGCACCATTAACACCGCAGCAGATTAAGTTCTACAACATACTAAAGAAGCAGATGCTAATTGAGGCGGCTGGAGAAGAAGTAAGCGCAGTCAATGCTGCCGTTCAAATCAACAAACTTCTGCAAATAGCTGGAGGTGCGGTGTATACGGATACGGGCGAAGTGGTTGAGTTCGATGTCAGTAGCCGACTAAATGTAGTGCAAGAAGTAATTGAAGAATCAAGCCACAAGGTTCTGGTGTTTATTCCGTTTACCCATACGATCGAATTGCTTGAAAAGCATTTGGTCAAACACAACATAACTTGCGACATCATCAATGGCTCAGTGCCAGTCAACAAACGATCAGACATCGTTAAAAAATTCCAAGAACAACCGGAACCAAAAGTATTACTGATACAACCAAAGGCCGCATCACACGGGTTAACTCTTACTGCGGCTAACACAATCATTTGGTATGCTCCATGTACAAGCGTAGAAACATACCTACAAGCCAACGCACGTATTGATCGGCCCGGCCAAGTCAACAACATGACTGTGGTACATATCAAGGGTAGCCCGATTGAAGCTAAGATGTACAGCATGCTTCAAGGCAATATCAATAACCACCAAAAAGTAATTGACCTGTACAAACAAGAAATTTTTTCAGAAGAGTCTTGACATTGTCAAATGTTGAGATATAATTAGAGTTCAATCATCATTAGGAGAATTAGATGGACGAAGTTCAGGAACAGTCATCCCCCGTAGATTTAGCAAAGCTAACATCTATCTACATCAAAATCAGAGACAAACGTGCCGAAAACAAGCGCGTGTTTGAAGCTGAAGACAACGACCTCAAAGAGCAGATGGAAGTGTTAGAAACGCAGATGCTCGATGTATGCAAAGAAATGAATGCTGATAGCATTCGCACCCCACACGGCACAATTATTCGATCAGTAAAGTCACGGTACTGGACGAACGATTGGGATTCAATGTACAACTTCATAAAGGAGCATGGTACATTTGGCCTGTTGGAGAAGAGACTTCATCAAACAAACATGAAGGATTTCCTCTCTGAGAATCCCACAGTTCTACCACTTGGTCTCAATGTGGAGAATGCTTATTCCGTGGTAGTTAGACGTTCTAAGGAAAAATGAAATGAGTGATCTCACAATTCTTAATCAAGACCTCCCCGACTTTCTGCAAACTGCAGGGGTTAGTGAGCTTACAAAACAACTCGCTGGTAAATCCGGCGTCAAGCGCATCGTGCCTAAAAACGGAATCTTCCGTAAGACGGTTGGCGGTGAAGAGATGGGTAAGGTCAAGGGTAACTTGAACGCCATCATTGTCAATGCGTCCCCCGCCGTGGGTCGTATCTTCTATGCAAAAGCATGGAGCCCCGATGTCGAGCCGACTGCGCCCGATTGTTTCTCTAACGATGGACGTACTCCTGATGAGGGTTCGAGCAACAAGCAAGCC